CGGATAAGCAAGGTCATGCTTTGTTTATCGGCACACCTAAAGGGCGTAACCACTTCTACGATCTATGGACTCAAGATTTAGATGACTGGGCATCGTTTCAATTCACCACCCTTGAAGGTGGCAATGTTCCTGACTACGAGATCGAGGCTGCTAAACGGGACTTAGATGAGCGGACGTTCAAGCAAGAGTATGAAGCGGCTTTCGTTAATTACTCAGGCATCATCTATTACAACTTTGATCGCCAGGACTCGGTTGAGAGTACCTTGTTAGGCGATGACCATTTGCATATCGGTATGGACTTCAACCTCGATCCTATGTCTGCTGTGGTGAGTATCCGTGACGGCAGTAAGTTACGAATCATCGATGAGATCGTTATCTACGGCTCAAACACAGACGAGATGGTTGACGAGATTAAGCTACGCTATCCGAATAAACGCATAACGATTTATCCTGATCCTGCTTGTCGCCAACGTAAGACTTCAGCCGGTGGTAAGACAGATTTAAGCATCTTAGTCAATGCGGGATTTGCAGTTAAGGTAAGAGAGCGTCATACTTCCGTCCGTGACCGTATAAACTCGGTCAATGCGCGGCTTAAAACATCTGACGGTGAAAGACATTTATTTGTCGATCCCAAATGTAAACAGACGATTAAGTCGTTAGAAAGACAAACTTACAAGGAAGGCACTAGCCAACCTGATAAAGACTCAGGCTACGATCACATGAACGATGCGCTGGGTTATTTGGTGGACTACCTTTACCCGATCAAGCGAGAGCATGACATACCACAACCGACTAGGTGGAGTTAATGGATACGATTACTTCGACTCATCCCGATTATTTAGCTAACCAAGATAACTGGGAATTTTATCTTCGCTCCTACTTAGGCGGTGATGACTATCGTGGCGGTGACTACCTTGTCCGCTACCTCAATGAATCAAACGAGGATTACACCCGCAGGATTTCATTAACCCCTGTGGATAACCATTGCTCGAATGTTGTGCATATCTATTCATCGTTCCTGTGGAAAAACCCACCGACTAGAACGTATAACTCACTTGATGGTGATCCGATACTAGAGCCGATGATGCGTGACGTTGACCTTGATGGTCAGTCTTTGAATACCTTCATGAAGGAAGCACAGATTTGGTCGTCGGTTTACGGTCACTGTTGGATTATCGTAGACAAGCCTAAATCGAATGCAGGTACTCGTGCTGAGGAACTAGAGCAGTCTATTCGCCCTTACTTCAATCTATTCACGCCAGAGAACGTGTTTGACTGGAAGTGGGAGCGGACTCCTAGCGGTCGCATGAAGCTGACTTATCTAAAAATCCGTGAGGACATCACCCGTATTAACGAGGTTGATTCCATCTCTTATTTCCGTGAGTGGACAGAGGAAACCGTTAAGCTGTATGAGGTACATGATTCAAGCGAGAAACTGGTTGAGGAAATGGATAATCCTATCGGTGTTATTCCTGCTGTTTATCTCCCTGCTGCTCGTACTGTTACTCGTGGTATTGGCAAGTCCGATATTGCTGATATTTCCATCGTGCAGAAAGCTATTTACAACGAGCTATCGGAAATCGAGCAACTTATACGCATCTCAAACCACCCGACATTAGTTAAAACCTACGATACCGATGCAACCGCAGGTGCAGGTGGTGTTGTTCATATGCCAGATGAATTAGACGGCAACTTAAAGCCGTTCATGCTTCAGCCTTCAGGCGGCAACCTTCAGGGCGTAATGGATTCGATCCAAAAGAAAACCGAATCAATTAACCGCATGGCGCATCTTGGAGCGGTTCGTGGTACTGATGCTGTAAAGGCTTCAGGTATTGCACTCCAGACCGAATTCCAACTGTTGAACGCTAAGTTAGCGGAAAAGGCTGACCTCTTAGAGAACGCAGAAGAACAGTTGTGGCGTTTCGTAGCCCTATGGCAAGACAAGATGCCGGATGTAGAGATTTCTTATCCTGACTCGTTTGATGTTCGTGATTACCCGAATGAGTTGATGTTCTTGCAGCAAGCTAAAGCATCTGGTGTACAATCTCCAACCTTTACTCGCAGTGTTGATAAGATGATCGTAGACCTAATCCTTGATGATGAGGATTTATACAAGGCGCACGATGAAATTGATTCGGCTCGCCAGCTAGGTGATTTCGCGGCTGAATAATGACTGACATCGATCACGCACGGATTGTTGAGCGATTAGGTGATACTCATGAGGAACGCATATTAGCGATTCTGAATGACCTAGAGGAACGTATTGCCTCTATAGTTTTAGCCGCGCCTTTAACGGATGGGAAACTGTCTGATTTAGCCTGGGCTATTCAAGCAAGAACTCAGATAGAGCAAGCCTTTCGCGAAACCTTCCTTACGGAAGCTGACTCGATTGTTCGCAACTACGATGAGGTCACAGCATCACTCGGCGCGATGTTTGAAGAATATGGTGGTCTATTCGAGGTGTCTGAGGACATTCTGACCAATCTAAAGCGTGTGTCCTTTCAAGGTTTCCAAGATATTGCGTCCACATTTGCTGATGAATTAGCAAATGAGTTGTATCAGAACACTCTAGCCGGTAGACCAATCAATGAGTCTGTAAAAAATGTCAGACAAAAGATCAATGGCGTTTACATGGAATCCGATAAGGCTGAGGTAAATCGATTAGTCACCTTAGCTAAAGAAGGATCAGAGGAAGCTGTTGAGGCACTGCATAAAATTTATGCCGCAGATCGAACTGGCAATAACATGAGGCGTTATGCCTCTCAGATGGTTCACGATTCGGTGATGCAGTTTGACGCATCGTTAAATGTGGCAGCCGGTAAAGAGGTTGGCGCAAATAAGTGGAAGTATTACGGCTCTGTTATCCGTGACTCCCGTGAGTGGTGCAAAAAACACGCAGGTAAGTCTTATACCGAGGACGAGATTAGAGAGATGTGGGCGAGTTCATCATGGACAGGTAAAGCACCAGGTGATCCATTTATCGTTCGCGGTGGCTATAACTGCCGCCACCATTGGCGACCCGTATTTGATGATGAGGTGTTAGATGCCTAAGAAGCTAGAGAAAGAATTACGCAAGATGTGTCGCAAGAAAGGGTTTAGCAGTGAACGCTGTGATGCCTATGTTTACGGCACTCTCCGTAAAACAGGGTGGAAGCCCAAACGTAAATAACTCGTTAGAGGTACGCATACATGAGCGAAAACATGGAAAACACGGTAGAAGAAACAGTTGAAACTCCAGTAGAGGTTGAAACTGAAAAGACATTCACACAGTCAGACGTTGAGCGATTGATCGAACAGCGTTTAATGCGTGAGCGTAAGAAGTATGAAAAGAAACTAGAAGGTGTCGATATTGATGAGGCAAAGCGACTCCTAGAGGAGAAGCAAGCCGCAGAGATTGAACGCCAAAAAGAAAAGGGTGAGTTTGAAAAAGTACTTCAGCAACTCGCTGAGAAGAAAGACCAACAGATCAACGCCCTTAACGCCAAGTTACATGAAACGCTTGTTGACGGTGCTTTATTACAAGCCGCTAGTCGTAACAATGCTGTTTCGCCAGATCAGGTAGTTGCGTTATTGAAGAATAAAGTTAAACTATCCGATGACGGTGTGGTTGAGGTTCTTGATGATTCAGGGTCGCCTCGCTATACTGATGACGGAACTCCGATGCAAGTAGATACCCTTGTTGGTGATTTCCTTACTGCAAATCCTCATTTTGTTCGTGCTACGCCAAGTGGTACGGGTTCTAAAGGTGCAGCAGGTGGCTCGACACAGAAGCCTTCATCTGTGGCAGATATGCTCGAAAACTGGAATGCCGGTGGTCGAGAAGCGTTTGCCGCAATGAAGGGCAAGCGGTAATTAAATTATTGTTTGCAACTGATAGGAGAAACCAATGGCTGCAACTACTTCAAGTACTTTAGACGATCTATTCGTCAATATTGTCGCACAGGCTCGTTTTACTGCTGAGGAGCAGAGCTTGATGCGTAACCTCGTAACCATGTATAACATTGAAGCTCAGGCTGGTACTACCGTACAAGTTCCTAAGTACCCTGCAATCGCTGCTGGTGACTTAACTGAAGGCACTGATATGTCATCAACTACTGTTTCAACTTCATCTGTTTCTATCGCAGTTGGTGAGGTTGGCGCACAAGTATTGTTGACTGACATGGCTGCAATGGGTGCTGGTAACCCTGCTGATGAGTTAGGTACTGTTTTGGGTAACGCAATCGCAACCAAAATGGATCAGGACATCATCGCATTGTTCGATGGCTTCTCAACATCTTTGGGTGCTACCACTACTGAGTTGACTGCTGCTTACTTGTTCCAAGCTGCTGCTACCCTTCGTGCTAACAAAGCTCCTGGTCGTTTGGTTGGTGTATTCCACCCATATCAGACTTACGCTTTGAAAGCTAACCTGACTAACACCTTCGCTAATCCTAACGGCGGTGATCTTCAGAACGAAGCAATGCGTAACGGATACGTAGGTACTATCGCAGGTATCGACATCTTTGAATCAGCTAACGTAACTGTAGATGGTTCAGGCGATGCTAAAGGCGCGATCTTCGCTCCAGAGGCAATCGCAGTAGCTATGAAGCGTGACTTCGAGATTGAGCCACAGCGTGACGCATCTAATCGCGCGTTTGAGTTGAATGCAACTGCTGTCTACGGTGTAGGCGAGTTGGATGACGACTACGGCGTTGAGATGTACTTTGACGCAGGTCTGTAAGGACTGATTAGCCCCCTTCGGGGGGCTTTTTCTGATGGCTAAGAAGCTCAAATGTAACACTCCGGTTAGGACTCCTAATCATCCAACCAAGTCCCACATGGTGAAGGCTTGCGAAGGTGGCAAGGAAAAGACAATCCGATTCGGATCACAAGGGGCTAAAACTTACCCGCCTAAGAAGGGTGAGAGCCAAAAGTCTAAAGACAAGCGCAAGGCATGGTACGCAAGGCACGAAAAGAACATCAAGAAGGGCAAGATGTCCGCAGCTTGGTGGTCAGCTAAGGTGAAATGGTAATGGCATTTTCTACTGATTCAGATTTAACAGGAATTCAGCCTGATATTTTGTCATTGGGCATCTCATCATTTAGTGGTGAACACGCTAAAGCCGAAGCTGATATTAAGCGAGAACTCCGCAATAAATGGTGGTCACGCACAGGTCGCTCAGGCGAGATGGATTCGACTCTATTAACGGATTCACAATGGACTCGCGCTAATGCTTACCTTGTGATGTGGAAATATGCACTTCCTCAGTTATCTAACTGGGTGGGTGATGACAGATTTTTAAGCATGATTAGCTTTTACCGTGATCTCTACAATCAAGAGATGGAAGCGGTTTTGGCTGATGGTGTTGAATACGATTTCAACGAAGATGGAACTATTCAGGACTCAGAGAAAGACCTGTTTATTTCTGGGCGTTTGAATCGATGAATGCAAGTATATCCATTGACACAAGTGAAGTGGATGCACTGTTTAAAAAATTAGATAGGCAATTTTCAAAAGATATTGCAAAAGGTTTAGCTGCAACATCTCAGCGCGGTATAGGAATGATCTTAGACCGCACTGCAAAAGGGATAGGCTATAAAGGTCGATTCCCTTCCTACACATCGCAATATGCGTTGTTTAGAAGTAAAACAGGTAGAAGTGCAAGACCTGATCTTAATTACACTGGAAAGATGCTTGGATCAATAAAATCTAAAGTAATCAAACCAGAGCTAACCGCAGAGATTAATTTCTCAAGGTTGGCAGAAGCTAAGAAGGCTGCATGGAATAACCAGAAGCGTCCTTTCTTTGGATTTAATGAAAGAGAGAAGAATTATCTTCGCAGATGGTTCTACAAGTATTTGAGAATATGAGTATAAGAGAGGACATCGCTGCAAACATTAAGACCGTTCTTACGGCTATGAGCAGCCCTGTGTCAGCTTCTTACGTTACTAGAGAGCCGTTTGACTTCAATCAGCTATCTAACGCTCAGTTTCCTGCGATCTTGGTTCAGACAGCCGGAGAGAGCCGAGAGGATGTGACCATAGGTGATTCAGCCATTAAGAGAATGGGAACGATTACTTATGACATTGTTGGTTATGTAAAATCGTCAACGATTGACACAGCAAGGAATGAGTTGATTGAGGCTATTGAGGAAGCCTTAGATGCAGATCGCACTCGTGGCGGTTACGCTAAGGATACTCAGGTCGTTAATGTTGAAACAGATGAAGGCTCTACCGATCCTGTCGGTGGTGTCATTGTGACTGTTGAGGTTGAATACTTCTATACTAGAGGTGCAGCATGAAAAACTTTAAACGTGTAGAGAAAGACAAGAAAGTTGTCAAAAAAAAATCTACATCCAAGAAGCCTTCTGAAGTGAAGGCAAATGCAGAAGCAGAAGCCGTTAAAACTTTAGAGGAGAACAACGATGGCTAATTACAAAGGAAGCGAAGGCTTCGTCAAAATTGGTGTAAATACCGTAGCTGAGATTCGTGATTGGTCACTAACTATGAGTGCTGACACGATTGAAGATACTGTAATGGGTGAATCCGTACGCACCTACAAAGCAAGTCTAACTACCGCTACAGGTTCAGTTACCGCTTACTACGATGATACTGACTCAAATGGTCAGGCATTGATGGATGCAGGTGATACTCCGACTTTGTTGTTGTACTTTGATTCAGATAGCTACTACAGCGTTCCAGCAATCATTACTGAGCGTGGCGTATCTTCATCATTTGACGGAATGGTTGAAACCACTTTCTCATTCCAGGCTAGTGCGGCAGTAACGCTTAACTAAGCTAACAGGTGGGGCTGTCTAGGTTCATTACCGAAAAGCAGGATTCCGTGACCTGCCTGACAGCCGCTTTATCACGGGCTTTACGGAGAGCAAAATGTCTATTTTAGATCGCGCTAAGGCGCATTTCGAAGCACAGGAAATCAAGCGTATTGAAGTTCCTGAATGGGGTGAGGATGGTAATCCTGCGATTATCATGTCAGAGCCTTTTACATTAGCGGATAGAAAGTCGCTAATAAAATTCGCACAAGATGATGAAATGGAGTTCCTTGTTCGTCTTATCATAATGAAGGCATTAGATGAAGATGGGAAAAAGATTTTCGATCTTTCTGATAAGCCAACATTAATGAATAAAGTTGATCCATCTGTAATCCTAAGGATTGCTAATGCGATTAGCCAAATTCCCACTGTCGAGGATATGTCGGGAAACTAAAAAGCGACTCAGAGTTAATTCTGAAATATTCATTGGCTGAAACATTGCATAAAAGCGTGTCTGAAATTGAGCAAATGAGTTATGAAGAATTCAATGGATGGGTCGCTTATTTTCAAATGAGGCATGAAGATGGCAACCGCTGACGAAATTAAAATCCGCATAATCGCCCAAGATGAAGCCTCAAAGGTTTTCCAAAGGACTCGTGGCGAAGCTGATCGTCTTAAAACCTCATTAACATCACTAAAAGTTGGCATTGCAGCAATGGGCGTTGCTAGCGGTGCTTTCCTAAAATCAGTTATTGATACTGGTTCTCAGGTACAAAATCTGCGCTTGAGAATGAGATTCCTTACAGGTTCAACTGAAAAGGGTGCTGCTGCTTTTCAGGCAATGACAAAGTATGCCTCTCAAGTGCCATTTGCATTAGAGGATATACAGTCAGGCGTTCCATCTCTTTTAACAGTATCTAAGGGAACTGATGATCTAAATAATTTATTAGCCATCACTGGTGACTTAGCCGCTGCATCTGGTCTTTCATTTGCTGAAACATCAATGCAGCTACAAAGAGCATTAGCTGGCGGTATTGCTTCTGCTGAGTTATTCCGCGAGCGTGGTATATCAGCCATGCTTGGATTTGAGCAAGGCGTTTCTTACTCTGCAATGCAGACTAGAAAGTTAATAACAGAAGCATTTGCTCAAGGAACTACCACAGTAGCCGGAGCTGCAAAAGCCATGTCCGGCACTTTTACTGGTCAAGTATCGATGATGCAGGATGCTTGGTTTCAGTTAAAAATGCAGTTAGCAGAAACCGGAATTATTGATGAAGCTACTAAATCAATTAAACAATTAACAGAAGTTATAGCCGATCCTGCATTTATTGATGGAGCTAAAACTTTCTCAACAGCATTATTAGACCTATTTAAATTTACCGTTGAAAACTGGAAAATACTTAGTACTGTTGGTGCTGTATGGCTTGGGGCAAAAGTTGGCAGCATTCTTGGCAAGAAAGGAAGTGCTATTGGCGCACTGACAGCTGGTTTAGCCACCCTTATTGGCACACAGATTCAAGCAGAGCAACCTG